CAGGTTTTATCTCGATTAACCAAGTCTTACCATTTGACCACGTAACCTTTAGGTCCATAAAGTATCTATGGTACTTCTTATCTATATCATAGTAATAAGGAATCACGACTTCTTCGCTAGACCAGCTCTTCACAGCCGGACTTAGGTCCGCCCATTTAAAGCAAACTTTTTCCCATAAGGATCTATATACTACTCTTGTCGGGTCACCTTGATATTTTACGGTGTTCTTAACTGTGTATTTTCCTGAATATGCCATGATTATACTTATAAATAGTTTAAACACAAATCTTACAGTATTTATTGGACAACTCATATGGCTAATCAGGGTTACAGATTCCCACTCAGTGATCAAGAAGATTATAAAGCGAAGATTATGTTTCGCGTATTGTCTGAGGATACGAAGACTATTAATTTTTTAAATGCAAATACGCCTACAAGTTCAGGTAATTTCTTTGAAAACTTTGTGAACAACTTTTTGACTATCGTTAATAACACTGCAAACTATGATGGATCCAAAGGTGGATCTGCTATGTTGTATATGCCATCTGCACTACAGATGCAAGACGGTGTGTCATTTGACAATGTTGCGCTTGGCGCATCAGGTGTTGCTGCGTTACAAACAGTGAATGATGCACAAAGTACAATGCAGCAAGCAGGTGAGATGCTAAAGGCTACGGCCGGTTTGACAGGTATTAGCGCTATTCTTGATGCAGCAAAGGCTAACAAAGATGTTGGTGGCGTTGTCATGAATAAACTAAGCGGACTAGCGGGCGATAGAGCCGGTGCGATTGCATCTAACGCAACTCAGACTGCGGTGAATCCTAACACAAGAGCTACATTCAAGACTGTTAACCATAGAGAACATTCATTCCAATTTAAATTTCTACCACGTAATGTAGAAGAAGGACGTGAGATCGAAAATATCGTTAAGTTTTTTCGAACTGAATTATATCCTGAGTCTATTCAAGTCGGTGATATTTCGGTAGGTTATAAATTTCCTAACAAGTTTGCTATTCAGATGCTATATAATGGTAAACAGATCGGACAGCGATTGCTACCTGCATTCCTTAGATCAGTATCAACGACTTACAACGGTACGTCCCAGAGTTTTTATAAGGATGGCAAATTTAGTGAGATTGATCTGAGTCTTAACTTTATTGAACACGTCACAATGTCTCGCGATGATATTACATACGATCTTGACCCAATCGGTGGCAACTATAAAGAATGGTGGCAGACATTTTTGGATACACAGATAGCTGAAACCAGTCAGTTTCCTAATGCTAATCCACAGACTGGAGTCCAGTAATGTCAACATACTTTAAAAACTTTCCAATTACGTCATACTCATTTGGTAATAAGCTTGCACCTGTAGGCTTTCCTAACTTGTCTGCATATGTAGAAGTAATTGATGTAGTAAAAGATACTGTAGCTTTTTATCGTAAGTTCTACATCCAAGAAGGCGATCGCCCTGATCAGGTCTCTATGCAACTGTACGACACACCTGATTACTATTATACGTTCTTTATGATGAATGATAATATACGTGAGCAAGGTTGGCCTCTGTCAGAACAGCAACTCAAAGAGAGAGCTGCAACAGACTTTCCACACCAAGTATTAACTACTAACGCAATTTTGACAGGCATATTTAAAGTCGGAGCAACAATATCTGGTTCGACCTCTGGTGCCACAGGTAAGATTATTGGACGTAACCTAGATCTAGGTCAGATCATTATTGATAAGACTACGATTGTTGGTACCTTTCGAAAAACTGAAATTATTACATCACAGGTTGGTGATACTATTCAATCGATCACACTTAAAAACTCTATTGATCAGGGTAATGCGATCAAGCATTATGTGAATGCAGCTAAGCAGCTAAGTGATATTAATCCTCACTCAGGTGTTGTTCCATCCACCCTTACGCCTATAACTAACCTTGAATACTATAGAGAACAAAACAGTGGCCTCAAAGAGATAAAGGTTATTAAACCTGCATCTATTGCCCAGATTGCAAAAGCGTTCCGCGAAGAGTTTAGATAATGTCAGAGTATACCCCAAAAAGCCCGCTCGAGTATAAGCTTGAGAAGGTTACGATTACACACGGTAGAAACGAACATGAGTTTGATATTACTGCGTCTGTCGTAGAGATCGAGGTATTTGAGAATCTAAACCGTGCATATCTTACGGGTTCACTTGTATTCTATGATGATGCACGAATTGTTGAGGCTGTGGACTTTAATGGTACAGAGACTATTACAATTATTGCTGGCCTATATCAAACAGACTATAAGATTAAAAAAGAATTTGCGGTACGTGAAATAAGTTCGATACATCCTGCATCAGATACTTCGGATGTTGTGACACTGAAGCTTATAGACAAAGACTCATACATCTCATCGATGATTAATGTGAATAAGATGTACGAAGGTAAGCCATCTGAAATCATAGAGCATGTGTTGCTCGATAACTTTGGTGCAACCAAAAGACTGTATAAGCAGGGCAGTTCAAGTGCGAGTGACGCAGGATCAGATCTGCCTGAAATAGTAGCTGCTACCAATACTTCGTCCGCCGAAATGCAGAGTGTTATGAGATATATAGTGCCAAACATGACGCCGCTCGAAGTTATTGAAAAGATGAAGATGCGAGCTACAGGTCTGCAAGGCGCTCCTTATTTTTGCTACTCGAGTCTGAATGATAATGATCTGAGGTTCTTTGATCTGTACACACTTTTGACAGAACCATCAATGAATGCCGAGAATCCATTTTTATATTCTACAGTATATGCACAACAGAATCCTGGTGCTGGTGATGCAGTGTCACTTAATATTATGTCATTTGATATGAAGAACAATGAGAACGCATTGGCCCTTATTATGAATGGTGATGTAGGTGCACAGTATGAATACCTTGACACTACGACTTCACTCGAACATTCTTTTGCATATGATGTAGGTAAAGTATTTAAACATGTCTTACCTTCCGGATCGAATCCTGTCTTTGATGTTATGACACAGTTTAATAATAAATCGGCTAACGAATACCGGACAAAGCGAGTGAGTCGTGTCGCTACGACCTCAACATATGAACCCGGAATGTCTAATATATATGAAGAAGGCACAACAACAAGACACTTTTCAAAGGCGATAGGCATATCACTGCGTAATATGTTAGGTAAATCATCTGTCGAAATACATGTTGCAGGTAGACAATTCTTTCCTCAAGGCGATCATCGAACTATAGGACAGATTGTTTCTATTCTTACTATGGCCAACCAACAACCCAAAGGTTCGAATCAAGAGGTAGAGATTGATCAGAAAAGATCTGGTGACTATTTGATATATGGTTGCAATCACATATTTGGTAAGACCGAGTATTCCGTAAAGTTATCACTTGTTAAAATAACAAACTATAAAGGTAATACAAAGCTATGATGAGTCATTATGGTGATAACTTTCGCTGGTTCATGGGTATAGTAATTAATAACCTAGATCCGCTTATGCTCGGAAGAACACAAGTTCGGATCTATGGTATTCATAACAATAGTCATGATGCAATTCCTAATGCCAAACTACCTTGGGCTACAGTGATGCAACCAACAACAAGCGGCGGTACTTCAGGTATCGGTGCGATGCCTATGCTTTTACCGGGTGCACAAGTTGTAGGTTTCTTTATGGATGGCGAAGGATCGCAGCTTCCACTTATTATAGGCGTAGTTCCGCATCTTGAAGTGCCGTCCGAACAACAGCTTGTCAAAGCTCAAACTGTCGAAGTCGGTTATGGTGTTGGACAAGTTGATCCTGCTCTTGCCCGGGCGGTCGGAACAGTAAACAACAGTATGGGTTCGGCTGCATCAACTACATCCACTACAGGCATTCCGGTATATCCTCCTGATATATCTCTTGCATGGATAGAACAAGAAGTACGAAAAGAAGCAACTAGAATAAAGATTGATCCAAATGTTGCGGTACGATTATGGAAAGCCGAAGGCGGAGGTCAGTATCAGTCAGCTGTTACTACGGGCAATCAATTAAAAAGGAATGGTCGTGAAGCATCATACGGTCCTTTTCAATTGTATGTTGGTGGAGGTATGGGTAATGATTATGAGACTGCTACAGGAAGAGTTCTTGCGTCTGACAACAACAGGGTTGGTGTTACTAAACAGATAGAATTTGCATTGGCCAAGGCGAAGCTTGGTGGATGGGGTCCATGGTATGGCCGCAAGCCTGCCGGGATTGCAGTGTGGGAAGGGATTAGAACCTAATGGTTTCGTTTAACAAAGTTAATAGTGTTTTATCTACATTTGACCAGAGACTTCCACGTGATGGCTTGCTTGCTGCAGGCAATCAGGTTGTAGGAGAGTATCAGGCTCAGCTCACATCAAAACTTGGAGGAGCTCCAGGAGAAGTACTCAATGGGATTCAGGCACTTACGTCAGTCGCTGATTATCCAGGCCAGTTTGGTGAGAATGTATTTGGTACAGCAACAGTAAAGCTTACCGATTCGGTAGGTGGTTTAAAATCATCACTTGTAACTGATATTGCAAACTTATTTTCTGGCGGTGTTGGTGGGCATGCAGGATTTACGGACGTATTAGGCACATCCGCAGCATTGTCTGCAGTGACACAAGGCGTTCCGGCTTCAGGATATATACAGAGTTATTATGCAGGAAGTGGTGGAGAGTCTATTCAAAAATTACTAGGTACTGCGACGGGCAAACCTACAAGCCAGTTAATTTCAGTAGTATCGACAGTGCAAAATGCAGGGTCAGCCAACTTTATTCAGAACGCTCTGAAACAAGCATTAGGTCTAACTCTTGGGCCTGTTATTTCAGAATTTAATGTTCGGGCAAACCTTACGATTGGTACTGCGCTTGGCTCAACTCTACAAAACATTGTTGATATTCTTGATACTCCGGTCGTACAGATTATATCAGGGCTTACACAAGGTAAACTAAAAACTGCACAGCTTAATTCAATTGCACGTCTTATCGAAAATGGTAATTATACGGCGGCTATTGCAACAGTTGCAGGCGTATCAACATTG